GTTCGCCACACTCAACAGCACTTCACCCGGTTGCGGTGACAGCGAGAGCTTCGGCGCTGATTTGTCTTGTGCCTTGATGGTGTCGAGCATCACCCGGAACTCGGCCAGGTCAAACGTGCCGTCGAGTCCTTTTGCTGCCTTGAATTGAGCCTTGAGGCCGGTAATCAGCAGCGAGTCGGGGAAAATCGCTGTATCGGTGTCGTTGGTAAACCGTGGCAGTCGCTGGTTGACCGAGTTAATCACCCAGCCCTTCGAAATGTATTCCAGCGAAAACAGCAACCCATTCGGGGGCGGTGGGTTGATGAGGATCTGATTTTCTTGGATGCGGAACCGCTGACGGGGGCCAGCGTACACAATCCCTGATTTGAACGATTGCCAGTCTTGCGGGGATTGCGGGCCAAGCAAAGGCCATCGATTCGTGCGATCCCACTCGGTCTGTGGAATCTCGCTCAACCAGTCAGAGGGTAGGTCGTAGGCAACCTGTGAAAACTGGAACGATGCGCCGGTGAGCGTTTCGGTCATCGGCATATTGAGCGTGACCTGATTCGCGCCTACGCTCGTGACCTGTGCAAATGGTGTCGTGCCTGGCCCGTTTACACCGAACTGTGGCGTAATGCCAACAGTCGAAGGGATGCCGGTGATGACGTTGGAGCCTGCAACCGTGTTGCCGGTTTGGTTGATGGCAACGGTCGTGAGGATGTGCTCACGGTTCAGTCGTTGCCATTGGGCTTGGCGGGACAAGTCCACCCCGAGCCGGTTCAGCAGGGCCAGAAGCTGGCGTATCTGCGGGTCTGTCGATCCGGCCACCGTTTGGGGCCGTTGGATCATCAGTTCATCACATACCTGCTGAACAAGCTCTAGGAGTGTCATGCTGCCTCTGTTTCAACCTTGGGAGGCCTTCCGCGCCTCGGTGCGACTTCCTGCACCATGGCCTTCAAAGCCTCGATTTCATCCCGCAAACGCTGATTCTCAGCCGCTTGCGCCGTTTCAGCCGCCGTACCAGCAGCCGCTTTCAAATACGCTTGTGCCTTTTGGCGAAGTTCAGCAAAGCCCATGCCCATCTTTTGGCAGGACATATCCGACAATTCGGCCAGTTGCTCTACTGTGTGCACCTCGAAATACTTGGCCTCTTTCACCTGCGACCGGGTGATCTGCGGCCATTGCTCCAACGGTGTACCGAAATGGCCTGTGGCCTGTTGCCGCTGAAAAATCTCCCACTCGCGGGGGTACATCCGAATGTCGTGCTCTTTGGCGACACGCTCGACCACGTTAGACGCATCGCCCGGAATCATCTTGCGAATGTGGGGCAGGTCTTTGAAAATCGGACGGCCTTGCTTTTCGGACTCGGCTTTGATTTCTACGGCTTCGGAATAGAACTGAACGAATACGCCAGATTGAGGATTGCTCATCTTTGCTCACTTGGAAAAACACCCCGAAGGGCGGGAAAAAGGGAGGCCGAAGCCTCCCCGGTAGTTTACACGCTTGCGGCGCTCATCCAGCCAAAATCGCCGGTGTTCATGGCGACCGGAGGCGACAGGTACGTACCACCCGAAGCAGTGGCCTGGAACGTGGTGGCGTTCACGGTGCAAACCGCCGTGCTTGCCGGAATGCTGGCGTTAGCCTGCACATACACATACCGGCGACCGTTGGAGCCAAAACGCTGTTCACCCAGACGGGCATCGAGCACGGAGCCAGCTGCACGCTGTTGGTCGGTCGTGATGGTGTTGAAGTCAGCGCCGATATTGGGCGTTACGGAAAATGGAGCAGCCATTTCAATGTCCTTTTGTGTGGAGATTATAAGGCATAGACTAAAATTAGTCAATCAATCCGCTAAAACTCCCTGGTACTGAGCGCCCGAGCAGGTCAGCGCACCAGCCCAGCCCATCAGACGCACGATGGCGTCCTGGTTGACCGACTGACGATCGCCACCGATCGGGGCGAAGTTGCGCTCACGGTGCGGACGGAACTTCAGGTATTTCGTGTTGATGAAATACATCCGGTTGGCAGGAGACGAGCCACCGATACCGCCGTCGAGGTACACGTCGCAGTTGAAGCCTGCGCCGAAATACTTGAGGGAGGTGAAGCCAGCGCCACCGGAGTCGGTCGAACCGATACGCTGGATGGCTTGCAGGCTTTCCAGATACAGGCGGTAGTAGTTGTTGTCGGCGACGATCATGTCGGGACGGTCGGTGCCGCGAACCAACTGCACAGCCACACGGTTCATGTAGCTCTGAATGTTGGCCGAAGTCGCAGCCGCGCCGCCGTCGGTCGTTGCGTCAAACGCCACGTTACGCCAAAAGGCCCAAGTTGCGCGGTTGATGCCGCCGTAGGTGCCGGAGCCGGGAGTGGTGGAGATGGCAGCGGCCAAACCCACAATGTCCTTGCCGCCGTTACCGGTGCCGTCAGAATACAGGCCTGCGCTGATTTGGTTCATCAGTTGGGCTTCTGCAACCTGAATGCGGCCTTCCAGCAGGTCGATGATCTGCTCTTTGCCCGAGTTTTGCAGCATTTCCAAACCGCTGATCGACACGGCAGCAGCGTACTGCTTGATGTCAAACTGGGCGGCAGAGATGGGGCTGTTGGGGGTGATGTCGATGGTGTCATAGCCCGAATACGAACCCGCGTTCAGGGTGTTGGCGTCGTTATACATGATCTCTTCCTGGATCACGTTACCGCCCGAGAAGGGCTTGACGTTGCCACGCTCGCGCATTTTCATGAGCAGGGCGTTGTTGCGGGTGACGTTATCGGCCAGCGAAGAACCACGGGCCTGAATGGTCGTGGTGATGATGTCGGACAAACCTGCGAAGGTAGTCATGATTCAATTCCTTTTCAATTGTCAGCAAATTGCGCCGCGAGAATATCTCGCAACGAACCGGTTACTGGCTGACTCCCGGCACCGATTGGGCTTGAGCCTTTCACCCCGACTGCGGCGGTTTTCGCTCGCTGGGCTTGAGCCTGTTCCAATGCTTTGCGCTGGGCGTCGGCGAGTTGCTGGTCAATGAGGGATTGCCTCACATCCGGCCTCATCCAGACAGCCATGTCATACGCTTCTTGCAGCGATTTGGCTTTGCCGGTTTCCAGCAAATCTGCCATGTCGTTGCGCACTGCGTCAAAGTGCGGTCTTTCAGCAGTTTGGAAGGATTGCAGCTCTTGTTGCACTCGCATCTGTTCCTGCTGCTGTACCTGATTTTGCCACATTTGCTGTGATTGGCGCAACTCATTGAGTTGTTGCATCAAAAACTGCGTCTGTGGGTCTACGGGTTGCGGGTTTTGCACTTGGGCCAAATCAATGCCGTACTCTTTGGCGAGTTGGGCAAAGTATTGGGCTTTGGTGATGGGGTCTGCCGTGCGGAGGGTCACATCGGCCTTCATCAGCGCATTGATGGCCGTGGGCGCATCGACCCCGAGTTTCTGCAAGTGCTGTTGATACGGGGCAATGGCCGCGTCATAGGCCTTTGCACGCTCTGAATGCGATTTGAACTCGCTGACACCTTTGTGAAAATCAGCTTCTCGCCGCTCTGCTTCGGATTTGAGCAGCTTCAATTCGTCGGCGGTCAATGGCTCGCCACGCTCCGCCTTCATGAATGCCTGCTGTGCGGCGGGTTTCCAGCTTGAAAACGGATTCCTCTCGCCCGTTGGAGCGGGAGCGGGGGCAGGCTCAACCGGTGGCGCTTCTTTCTCGGCTTTAGGCGCAAACCGTCCAGCCTCGTCGCGGGGCTTGGATTCGGCCACAACGGGCTTCTCTGCCTCGGCTGGCTCTACGGTAGCCACTGGCTCCGAAGTCGCCTCCACGGTCGTTGCCGGGGCTTCGTCGGCTTTGCTGAAAGCCTCTTCCAAGGCGCTGCGAATGTCACTCATGAGGATTGCTCACTGGTTGTTGGAAAATCAATAGCCTTTGGATTTGAGCACCTCGGCCAATGTGCGCCGGATGCCTTCGCGGTCTGCTTTGGGTTGCGGTCGGGCTGTTTTCAATGCGGCGTCCACTTCGTTGCCAATCTCAAAGCAGTTGTGTTGCCGCAAATGCTCACGATGCTGCGACCGTGACGTAATCGTTTCGCCCGTGATCATGGACTTGTACGGCTGAATGTCTGGCACGATATAAGCCGATGCAGACGATGATGGGCCACGCCATTCCTCGGCAGGAATGAGTTCGTGGGTTACGGGGTCTTGGATGTAACGCTGTCTCATAACAGTTTCCTCTTCGTCCTCAATTTCCTGCCGAATCTTTGGCTGCGCTAGCGGTCATCTTGGCAATCTGTAGCTTGGTTTCGGCATCGATCTGAGCCTTCATCTGTGCCCGTTGCGTTTCGGCTTCTTGCCTGACAATCTCTAGCTCTTTGGCGCTTTGCGCCCTGAATAGCTCAATTTCTTTTTGAGCTTCAATCTTGGCCTGCTCCAGTTGCATCTTACCTTGCTCGATTTGCATCTGAGCTTGGGCCTGTTGCTCTTCGGGGCTTGGGCCTTGTGGTTGCTGGGGTTGCGGCTGGCTGAGTTGGGCCATGGCCGTGTCAAATGCCGCCTCCAATGGGCGAGATGCGCGGAAGGCGCGCACACCAAACAACAGCATTTCAGCCAGCAGCGGGGCCATTTGAGGCGCTTGCATCGCGACGGGTAGGGCTTGTTGCAGGAATCCTCCGGCAGCTTGCAGGAACTCTAAGCGGTTGGTCTTTTCGCTCTGCTCGTCAATCTCCACCAGCGAATCCGATGCCACTTCAATGCGGAAATTTCGAGCAGGTTCGGTTTTCAGCAGTTGCAGGGCGGGTTCGGCATACTGGGCATCTGTCGTGGCCATGATGCCCGACATTTCAACCAGTTGCTCCGATGGGTAAAGATCAGCCATCATCTGGCCTTTGATCTTCAACAGCTCAGATGCAAACACCGCAACCCCTCGTTGCCGGTCACGCAAGCGAAGGGATGCGAACTGGCTTTTGATCTGTTGGGCTGTGGCCGTCTCAGAGGCCATCGACGCACCACGAACGATGTCAGACAGGCCAGTGACCTCAAAGATGACCTGCTTGGCACGCTCTCGGGCTTCGTAGCACGATTGCAGGGTGGCAACCACCTGATCCATGGGCAGAAAGTCCACCGTGCCTTTGATGCCGCCCCTTTCGCTGAATGCGGCCCATGTATCGACGGGAATGAGGGTGTTGTCTACCCCTTCGCTCATCATGCGCTGCACGCCATTCTGTGACGCGTCGTAGACACCGACCACCTTGAGGGCCTTGACCAGCATATTGATGCGCTGGGTCAGCAGGTCAATCTCGTCGGCTTGGTCTTGGTACAGAGCGAAGTCAGGCACCGGAACGAGTGTGTCGGTTGTCTGCGTGGCGTACATGGGGGTTGGGCAGGGCCAGAAGGAATCCAGCCCATACGGATCATCAATGCAGTCGAGGGCCTTCTGGAACCCCTCGGCGACCCAGCACACCTTACGCGAGGGCTTGTCCCAAATCTCCCAGACTTGCGCCTTCTTAAGATGGGCCACGTCTTCCCCGTTTTTAACCATCTCATCGAGGCCGATGGGCTCATGGGTTAGGGGTACTTCTTGGAACTCTTCGCCGAATCGCTGCAAGCCGTCCTGCTTGCTCATGTAGACGCGACGGGCAACCCATGTCACCTCTTCCCAGTTGCGGGCGGGTGAACAGCGGAAGTCCTCCCAATAGACCGTATCCACTGCGGCCATGGCTTGAGGCATTACCTGGCCGTCAGCAGTGGTGATGTCCTTTGTCTCGAAGCGAACCCATGCCACACCGCGACCAGGCAGCAGACGATCCATAACGGCGGATCGAATGGCATGATCGAAGTCGTGATAGTTGTCGAGCTCGAAAGCGAGGGCGCGCTCAAGAATTTGCGAGGCTGTGCGACCTACGGGGTCTTGGTCTTTGTGGCGGCGCTCTACCTGTGGCTTCGGAACTCGACCGTACATCGACGGGAAAAGCGTCTGGATGTTCGACCAGAGGATGTTGTACCGCTTGGCCGTGTCGCTGTAACCATTGCGCTCGTCACGGTAGCGCCGAATGATCCTTTTTCCGCGCTTAACCCACTTCTCATCCTCCCGTTTGGCCATCTTGAGCTCTTGCAGCCAGCGTTCAGCCAACTGCACGGGGTTGTAGTCTTTGTCTTCGGCCATCAATACCTCTCGTTT